ATTAAGTTTAACCGCATTGACCTTATTGACGAAGATATTCAGTCAAGAATTTACGACAGGTACCTTAGGACCGAGGTTGTTAGCCCGAACGAAGTTCGTAATGAACTTGGTCTACCTGAGCGTGAAGAGGGAGATGAGATGCTTCCGTTCCCAACAAAGCTAAAAGCGATGCAAGCCGGTAAGGGACCAGGAGCACCTGAGGGTAATAGTAATAACGAATCCGCAGTGCCGAGAAAGGCCAGAGCGGACACGCCGGAAGGTTCTACCGATCCTAGAGATGCTGGTGATCAGGCTGAGCGTGGAGAGAATCAAGATAATGGAGGAAATAATGATTGACGGACATATTGTCTACTCAAATACAAGTTTGCAAGATACTGATGGTGAAGTTTCTATTTCTCATCATACTTATGCAATCTACATTGTTAATGTAGATGCGAATCATTGGATTGAAGTTAAATTGAATGGGAAGCATTCGGTTATGTTGCCGGATGCGCAGGGTCATGTTCACAACTACGTAGAAATTCCAGGTGACTACAATACCATTGAAGTTGTTACGGCTTCGTCAGAGATTGCCGTTTATGCTATAGGCTGATTGCTGATAAACTTAATCTAGAGGTTTAGTAATGGCTGCAAGAAGAGACATAAATATTTATAAAGGTGACACTTATACACACTCTGTTACGCTTCAGGATTCTAATACTTCTGCAATAGATGTATCCACAAGGACGTATGTTGCTCAAGTAAAGAACTCTGCTGCTTCGACAGAAGTGATTGCTTCTTTTGATATTGATACATCAGACGCTGAAAATGGCGTTGTTGTGTTAACTCTCTCAAGCACTCAAACTAGAGGTCTAAAAACAGGAAACTATTACTATGACTTAGAAGAGACAGCAGATAGCGTTATTACAACTTTAATGTTTGGTGACGCTATCGTATCGGGTGGATAAGGATGGCAGCAGAAGTAACGACAGTTACAGTTACAGTCGGTGAATCTACGATTTTAACAGTCGGCGCTACAGATGTTACCGTTTTAACTTATTCAAACGAACAAGCGACTGTTATTCAGTCAGCGAGTGCTACTGCAAACCTTCCGGTTTATGTAAATCTTAGTGATGCCATTCCTGCTCAATTATCAAATACAGGATCTGCTGGAACAAGCTTGCTTGCTGCTAGAGCAGATCATTCGCATCCACTTACCGGTGCGACATTTAATGGAGGTAATTTCTAATGAGTAATGTACTCAGAATTAAAAGAAGGGCGACAGGTGCTTCCGGTGCTCCTACTACCCTTAAGAATGCTGAACTAGCATTCAACGAAGTAGACAATATTCTCTACTATGGCACCGGTACTGATCTTAATGGGGATGCAAATACTGTAATTTCTATTGGTGGTTCTGGAGCATTTGCTACTCTTTCTGGAACTCAAACTATTTCTGGCGACAAAACATTTAGTGGCTCTGTTGATCTCGGCGGGTCGGCAACTGCTACTACCGCTAGTCAGGGCAACAACTCTACTTCGGTTGCCACCACTGCTTACGTAGATACCGCTGTCGGTGCTGTATCAACTACTTTTGATATTGCTGCCGATTCCGGTACTGCTGAAACTGTAACTACTGGAAGTGATACGATCACTTTCTCTGGCGGTACCGGCATCAGTACTGCTGTTGGTGCAACTGACACTATTACTATTACTAATGATGGCGTTGTTTCTCTAACCGGAACTTCTAACGAAGTAGAGGTCAGCGCATCGACTGGTTCTGTGACTATCGGTCTCCCTTCAGATGTAACAATTGGTAACGACCTAACAGTAACTGGTAACTTAACAGTCAATGGTACGACTACAACTGTGAATTCAACAACTCTTAGTGTTGACGACAAGAATCTTGAATTGGGGTCAACCGCTTCTCCGTCAGACTCTACTGCTGATGGTGGCGGTATTACTCTAAAGGGTACGACTGACAAGACCTTTAACTGGGTTGATGCCACCGATTCATGGACTGCCTCGGAGCATCTTGATCTTGCTTCAGGTAAAGCCTACTATATCGCTGGCACTAGTGTTCTTAACGCCACAACTCTAGGTGCGGCAGTTGTAAACTCAAGCCTAACTTCGGTCGGAACAATTGGTACCGGTGTTTGGCAAGGTACTGCTGTTGCTGTTGCTTATGGTGGTACTGGAGCAACTGATGCTTCCGGGGCAAGAACCAACCTAGGTCTAGGCACAATGGCAACTCAATCAGCCAGCAGTGTAAATATCACGGGCGGCAGCATTGACGGTGTAACTTTTGATGGAGGAACCTTCTGAGGTAACTGAATGGCTAACACTATTAAGATAAAAAGATCCGGCACACAGTTTGATACTCCTTCAGCTTTAGAGTACGGCGAACTTGCTATAAACTACTACGACGGATTTTTGTTTTACAAAGATACTAATGGTGACATTCAATACTTTATTGCTGATACCGGATCTTTTGCGAGCAGCAGTTCATCAGCCTCTAGTTCAGACAACGAAATCCTTCAGTGGATGGGGATTTAGTTTATACAAAATAAACATTTTTGTGGTATCCTTGGTTTACTATGGAAGATCTTAACCTTTCGTTTCCTATTGAGATGATCAAGAGGGAACAGCGTATCGTCGTAGGTATTGCTACGGCTGACAATGTTGATAAGGCCGGTGATCTGATTGAGTTCGGTGCTTCTATGGAAGCGTTTAAGAACTGGACTGGAAATATTCGTGAGATGCACGCACCTATTGCCGTAGGTAAAGCTATCAAGTATGAGCCGGTTAAGATCAAAGGCACTGATGGTGAACAATACAACGCTATCAAAGTAGAAGCATATATTTCTAAGGGTGCTCAAGATACTTGGGAGAAAGTTCTTGACGGCACCCTTCGTTCTTTTTCTGTGGGCGGTAAGATTCTTGAGAAGTCTATTGATACCGAGAAAATGTTTAGAGGCCGTCCTGTTTCTGTAATCAAGAAGTATGAACTTGGTGAGTTGAGTCTTGTTGACAACCCTGGCAATGCCGAGGCGATTATTGATATTGTAAAGAGAGACTCAGCCACAGATGAACTTGATTACATTCTTAAGATTGACTGTGCTGATATTAATCTGACTATTCCTAAGTCGGTGCAGAGAATGGCCCAAGTCGGGCTTGATCAAAGAAAAGAGCATGGTCGTGGTGGTACGAGTGTCGGCATGGGTTCCGCACGCAGGCTGGCTAGAGGAGGATCTGTATCACCAGAATTCGTTAGAAAGGTTGCTCGTTATTTCCCGAGACACGCCGTTGACCTTAGGGCTAATGGTGCTGATCCGGGCGATAAGGGCTATCCTTCTAATGGCAGGATCGCTTGGAACCTGTGGGGTGGAACTCCTGGTTGGGTCTGGGCAAGATCAAAGGTCCGTCAACTAGACAACTGTACTAGAAAATTTGACGAGACTGACTTTGAAAAAGAAATTGCATGTTCATGCGGTTGCGGGACTTGCAATGATGATATGATTAAGGAGTTCACCGATATGGAAAAACTATTGGAACAAGTTCTTAATGAAGAGGGTCAAACCTTGGAAGACGTAGAAGAGATTTTGCAGATTGATGAAAATTATGCTAAGGTATCTCAGATGGATACGTCTGCCGATGTTAAGCTTTCTTTGTTAAAGAGATTCGTCAGCTGGTTAACAGTTGAGGATGAGGCAGTCGTAGAAAAGTCTGTCGATATTGAAGCAGCTTCAACTGAATCTGAGGTTGAAGCGGATAAAGATCAAATGGAGGATCAAATGGATATTGAAATTCTAAAGGATGCTCTTAACTCTGTATTCGATCAGAAGATGACCGAGTTCGCCGCTTCTCTAAAGGAAGAGGTTGAGGCTTCGGTTGATTCGAAGATTGATGAAGTGACTAAGAGCGCAGATGCCCAGCGTGAGGAACTTGAGCAGAAGCTTGCTGCTGCCGAGGCCGGTCTCGCTGAGCAGACTGAGAAGGTAGAGGCTTTTGCCGCCGCCGGTGCAGTCAAGAAAAGCGTCGATCCAGACGACGATGAGGATGGCGAGGACGAACTTGTTAAGTCGGCCCCGAGATCCTTCTGGAGCAACATTTATCTGCCACAAGAGCTAGTCAAGGCTCTAGGCTATGAGTCGTGATTAGGAGGAATATATAACATGGCAACTCAAGAAGAAATTCTATCGAAGGCTAACGAAGTAACCACCTCCGTTGTTGGTGGTGCTTCTGGCGGTCTTCTTAACGCTGAGCAGGCTAATCGTTTCCTAGATTTTGTGGTCGATCAGTCCGTTCTAATGCAAAACAGCCGAGTTGTTCGTATGCGTGCGTCAAGCATGGATATTGACAAGCTTTCGGTTGGTACTCGCCTCATGCAAAAGGCTACTGAGGCAACTGACGACGGCTCTAACGCCGCCGTAACCTTCTCGAAGGTTTCACTCTCCAGCGTCAAGCTCCGTCTTGACTGGGAGATTTCAACTGAGTCCCTTGAGGACAATATTGAGGGTGCCTCGCTTGAGGATCATATCGCTCAGGTCATGGCTCGCCAGACCGCTAACGATCTTGATGATCTTCTCATCAACGGCAACACCTCATCGTCCAACGGGCTTCTCAAGGCTCTTGACGGTTTCGTCAAGCTTGCTCTCGCTTCAGGTACTACTGTTGACGAGGCTGGTGACAATGTTTCGCGTTCGGTCTTTGATCGCGTTCTTCGTAACCTTCCCAACAAGTACCTACAGCGTCGTAACGAACTAAGGTTCTTCACCGGCCCCGGTGTTGTTCAGGATGCCATCTACTCGCTTGGCAACCCGAACTCCGCCACTGAGGCTAGCGCTGGTGCTCCAAGCCCCGGCTCAACCACTGGCGATCTTGCCTTCCTTCAGGGGGCAATGCGTGCCAATGGTGGTGCTGGTGCCACTGGTCTCTCGCCGTTCGGTATCCCACTTGTTGAGGTTCCGCTCATGCCAGAGACTGTCTCCGGTGACTACTCAGGTGCCGCTGGTTCGCACGGTTACGTGGAACTCACCTTCCCGAACAACCGTGTTGTCGGTCTACACCGTGACATCACTGTGTACCGTCAGTTCCAGCCGAAGACTGATACCATCGAGTACACGCAGTACATGCGCCTTGCTTGCAACATTGAGAACGCTGACTCCTACGTCATCGCTAAGAATGTCAAGCTTCGTAGCGCCTGATCTTAGGGCTGTTGTAGTTACATTCCTAATATCCTGGCCGAATTTCAAACGTCGGTCAAACAAAAGAGTCGGGGAGAAATCCCCGGCTCTTCTGTTGTTATAACTAAACTTATGATAATATTTAGTAGTATGAATGAGAATGTAGTGACATCAGATGCTGTCGCCCCTAAGAAGGCTCCAGCAAAAAAGACTGCGGCTAAGAAACCTGCTGCTAAAAAGGCTGCGCCTAGGAAGGCGGAGTTTAAAGAAGACGCTGTTGATGGCGATGGCGACGGCTTTGTTCAAGACGGTACAGAGCATGAGCGTCCTGTGGAAGAGCCTAAGGCTCAGAAGTCTCCTGTAAAGAAGGCTCCTGTTTCTAAGGCTTCTTCTGGAAAGAAGTTCGTATATTTTGATATGGGTGCTGCTTATGTAACTAAGGATGGCACTCGTTTTACAAGAGAAAATAGGATTTATGAGATTGATGAGGAAGAGGCCGACTTTTTACTCACACTCGATAACTTTAGGCTTCCAGATCAACTGGAACTTGAAGAACATTATAAGGAGAATAACTAATGGCTGGAAACTTAAGCGATTATCTTGAGAACAAGCTTCTTGACCACTTCTTAGCAACTGCTGCTTACACTGCACCATCTAATGTTTATGTTGCGCTTATGACTGTTGCTGAGGATGATACTGGTACTGCTGGTACTGAGGTCACTGGTGGGTCGTATGCTCGCCAGTCGGCTACTTTTGATAGTGCCGCTAGTGGTGCAACTCAAAATAGCGGCAATCTTGATTTTACTGGTATGCCTGCTTGCACTGTTGTTGGTATTGCAATCTACGATGCCAGTAGCTCAGGCAATTTGCTTGTTCATGGGACTTTGACTGCTAATAAGTCATTGGATGCCGGTGACACTCTTCGTATTGCTACTGGCGACCTTGATATTAGCATCAACTAATAGGAGGGAAGAGTGGAGCGTAGAGAACTTGCTGGGGCTGTAGTCGAGACTACGTTGTCGTCCGGCATATCTAATACTGATACAACAATCTCTGTTGTTGATGGTTCTACTTTTCCAAGTGGTTCATCGGGCAATCCTTTTGTTATAGTTATTAGTAGAGGTTCTGCTAATGAAGAAAAAGTTTTATGCACTTCAAGAACAGGGAATTCATTCTCGGTTTCCGCAAGGGGGTATGACGGACCTTCTGCGAGTGCTCATACGTCAGGAGCAACTGTGAATCATGTTTTGGACGCAACAGCGGTTCAGGATATGAACACAACTACTTACGATAATCATATTTTATCGTGGATGGGGGTTTAATAAATGGCTTTAACACCTAAGAGACTGTATACAGGGAACGATACGGCTAGCACAGTCTATACCGCTCCTTCCGCCGCAGGCAGTTACTCTATTATTAAGACAATTAGCATTTGTAATACTACGACAACTGCTAAGACGGTTAGCATTAACTTGGTACCGAGCGGCGGCAGTGCTGGTGTTTCTAATAAGATAATGAGTAGCGTTGTTGTTCCTGCGAATGACACGATCTATTCAAACATGGTGTACGTTCTTAATGCAAGCGACTCAATCTATTATGATCCGCAAGATGCTAACTTAACTATGGTTCTTACAGGAGTTGAATACTCAGCATGATAGGCAGGCTGGCTACCAACAATTTTAATGACCAGAGCAGAAGGATAACAACTTCTGATACTGCTCCATCTTCTCCTGTGACTGGTGATATCTGGTATAAGACAGATGTTGGTACCACTCTAATTTATTATGATTCAACCTGGATTGAAATTTCTGGGGGCGGAGGAGGAGGCGGCTCCTCTTCCTACACGATTACTAATAGTAGTACAGATTCTGCTATACTGTTGATGGAGGTTGGTCCCTAATGGCTGCTGGAGATAGGACTGAAACTCGTTTAATCGGGCCTTCTGCTGTGGGTACTTCTAATGGTACTCTTGGCACTGTAAGTGCTTCTAACGTTTGGGTAACCAAACAAATTGTTATCACTAACACTAATAGTGTTGATGCTTGGGTGTCTCTTGCTATCGGGACATCTGATACTGCATCAAACTGTTTCTTTTACCAGTTGCCCATTGCTGGTAACGATACTTTAGTATTTGACACCGCTTTGGTTTTGACGGCTGCTGAAACTATTCAAGGTCAAGCTGATCGTTCCGGTGTAAATATTACTGTAAACGGATGGGTTAAGGAAGTCTAATGTCGATTGATGCCGCGTTAGGGCGTCTTGGCATTCAGACGGGGGTATGCACTAGTTCAACGCGCCCTGCTAACCCTTATGAGGGTCAAGTTATTTATGAGACTGATACGAATAGCTTGCGTTTCTGGTCGGGGTCGGCGTGGGAAAGTAATAAGGGTGCTGTTATTTCTTCTGCGGCCCCTACGAGTCCTGCTGCTGGTGATATTTGGTATGACTCTGATGATGGTCGGGCCTATGTTTATTATGATGATGGTTCTTCTCAGCAGTGGGTTGAGTTTGGTGCTCCTCCGTCTGGTTCCACGATTGCTTTAGCGTCTTATGCTGATTCTGCGGCTAGGACTACTGCTATTCCTTCGCCTACTGAGGCGGATCTTTCGTATCTTCAGGATACGAACAGCGTTGAGGTGTATGACGGTTCGGCGTGGGCCGCTGTCGGTGCCGGTGCGATCTTGCAGGTCGTGACCGCCACTTATTCGACTGAGGAGGCAAATACTTCTACGACTTTCGTGGCTACGAGTTTGGAGGCGTCAATTACGCCTTCGTCTACGGATTCAAAGATTCTGGTGTTTGCTTCTGTCCCGTACAGGTCGGATCGTGCCTCAAACTTTTACAGTGGTGAAGCACGTTTTGCTATTTATCGTGACAATACGACAAGCCTGTATGAGAGTTATACGCAGAAGTGGTACTCTTCGACGGCGGCATCAGACAGAGATTTCATGGGCAACAAGGAGATGATTTGGCTTGACAGTCCGTCAACTACATCTTCAACGACGTACACGGTGTACGCCAGAGGATCTACGGGGCAAAGCCTTCAAGTGTTTGACGCCTCGTCTACAGGCTATTTGACGTTAGTGGAGTTCGGCTGATGAGTGTTGTGTACCGACAGGTTCTTTTGCACCAGTTTCCTGATGCGGAATGGGTGTTGAAAGGCAACGACTACGACCAGTTGACTTGGCTCAGTGATAGCCCGAAGCCCACCCAACAGGAACTGGATGATGCATGGCCAGCGGTACAACAGGCGCAGCAGGATGCTGTAGACGCTAAAGTTGCGGCCCGTCAATCTGCTATCGACAAACTTGCTGCGTTAGGTTTAACGGTAGATGAGATCTCTGCTGCGTTCGGGTTGGAGGGGTCGTAATGCCTTTATCTTTCCCTGACGCCCCCTCAGTAAACGATACGTATACCGCCGGGGATATTGAATACACATGGAACGGTACTACTTGGTATATCAGTAACCGTGTTGCTGACGCACGTTACGGAGTTGCAACCGGGGGCGACTCGTCTGCAACGATCACGGTTGGTGGTGAGTCGTACACCCTGCTCACGTTCACCTCGTCCGGCACGCTTACTGTGACCGATGCAGGCATCTTTGACCTGTTGGTTGTCGGTGGCGGTGGTGGTGGTGGCGGTAGCAGTTCCGTAAACCCTGGCGGTGGCGGTGGCGCGGGTTCCTATGCGACAAGCACGGTCTACCTTGACGCGAACGCCACCGTAGTAATCGGCGCAGGCGGCAATACAAAAACACTGGGAAGCACGAGCGGCGTGAATCGGGTGATCGGTACCGGCGGCGGTGGTGGCGGCCACGTTGTGTCACCGTACGACGGGCAACCCGGAGCGTCTGGCGGTGGCGGTGTCGGCACTGCGAGCGCAGGCGTATACGTCGGCGGTGCTGGTGACGGTATTACCGGCAACGATGGCGGCGACAATGGCCCGACGAGTGGCGGTGGCGGCGGTGGCGCTGGTGCGGCAGGCTCAAACGGTGGCAGCAGCGTCGGTGGTGCTGGAGGCGCAGGTAACGATGCGTCAGCGTTCCGAGGCGAATCGGCCACCACCACCTACTATGCGGGTGGCGGCGGCGGTCAAGCGACGACCGGCGGCACGGGAGGAATAGGCGGTGGCGGCGACGGTCGCGACGGCACTAGCGGCCCGACCGGAGAGGACGGCGACGCTAATACGGGCGGTGGCGGCGGTGGCGGTATCAGTTTCGGCGGCTCAGGTATCGTTTTAGTGAGGTTTAAGAACTAATGGCACACTTTGCACGCATTGACAGCAGCAACGTTGTCAGGCAGGTAATCGTCATCTCCGACAACGACTGCCCCGACCCCGCACTGGACAACGAGGCGCTTGGACAGGCGTTCATCGCAGATGTTCTCGGCTTGGCTGGCACTTGGAAGCAGACCTCGTACAACGGGAACTTCCGTGGCATGTACGCCGGGATCGGCTACACCTATGACCCTGACCTTGACGAGTTCGTGGCTCCCGAAGTAACATTGGAGGAGGGGGCATAATGGCTGTTTCTTCTACTACCGGCGGGCTAAAAACAGGGGTATGTCTTTCAACAGACCGCCCCGATAACCCTTATACCGGACAAGTAATCTTTGAATCAGATACCGGCAAAGTGTTTGTGTGGGCCGGGTCTGCATGGGTGAATATTGGTGATACGTCCGGTGAGGGCGTCCAGTTGCCTTCTGGTACTACTGCCGAGCGCCCCTCGTCTCCTACGGCTGGTCAGATGCGGTTCAACGAGACCACAGGTGAGCCTGAATGGTATTCCAGTGGCTCTAGTGATTGGATTAAGTTTAGGCGAGGTCCGACGTTTACTTTGACTTATCTTGTTGTTGCCGGTGGCGGTGGAGGTGGCGGCAACCGTTCTGGCGGTGGCGGTGCTGGTGGATACAGAAACTCGTATGCGTCAGAATCGTCCGGTGGCGGTGGCTCTACCGAAACACCGTTGACCGCTGAACGTTCCACGAATTATACGGTGACAGTCGGTGCTGGTGGCACCGCTGAAAATAGTGGTGGAACTGGCGGGTCAAATGGAAGTGACTCTACGTTTTCTACAATTACATCCACTGGTGGGGGCAAAGGTGCCTATTACGGAGCGACCAATGGTAATAGTGGTGGTTCTGGCGGTGGCGGTGGATCGGGAGATGATGGTGTTTACGGAACTGGTGGGGCCGGTACAAGCAATCAAGGTTACGCTGGTGGCAATGGCGGTAGTTATAGTCGGTCAAAGGCTGGTGGTGGCGGTGGTGCTGGATCGGTGGGTGCTGTTGGTGGCCCAAGCAACGGCGGCAACGGTGGCTCTGGACTTTCTTCTTCCATTACTGGTTCAAGCGTAGGTCGTGCTGGTGGCGGCGGTGGCGGTCACGATGACAGAATCTCAGGAACTGGTGGTTCCGGTACAGATGGTGGTGGTAACGGAGCAGACACAGGAGTCAATGCCACAGCAGGTACCGCTAACACCGGTGGCGGTGGCGGCGGTGCAACGCTTGGATCAAACATTGTTTATTATTCGGGTGCCGCAGGTGGTTCCGGTGTCGTCATCCTCCGCTACCCCAACAGTATTACTCCAACAGTTTCTGCCGGTCTAACCTCAACGACCACAACTGTCGGCTCCGATAAAGTTACAGTTCTTACTGCTGGAACAGGAACAATTAGTTGGTCGTAAATGGCAATCAACTATACATCCGGTAGATCAA